CTTGGGGCGATATTATGGCAAACTATCAGCAGCCAGATTGGTGCAGTTATCCAGAAGCATTAAAAGGTGAGTATGGGTGCTGGTCGTTAACCGACTTAACAAAGAAAGGTACTCGTCAAATAATAAGCAAAGATTTTTGCAAGGATTGCGAGTGCTTTTGTACTAAGAATATTTAGTCAACCTACTAAAACAAAATTAAATGAGTGAAAAGAAGCTATATGCCGTATCCCTTGTTTGGCTTAAAATCGAACACGGTACAATCAATATTGGGCTAACCCACGCAACAGCAGTATCAAATAGCGAACATGAGGCGTTTGGTGTAGTCTATGACAATAATAAGCCGGAATGGCCTTCACACCAGTTGCACATAAAAGCTACAAAAGAGATAATCAATGACGGCTATGTCGAAGGGCAGGAAGAAAGGAAGTGGAGTGAGGGCGAATTGCAAGAAATACTGGGCAAGTCGTTTATTACAGAAGATCAGAGAAAGATATTCGCTGAAATCATAAACTCCCTCACATGAAACCAACAACAAACCAACGCGAACCGAAGCCATTTAAGCCGTCTATTAAGGGTAAAGGCATCCCAGAAAGGCTACTGTTATCGCCTACCGAACGCGAACCGGGGTGGTATTGGGTGAAGATGGCGCATTGGACAAAGCCGGAGCCAGCGGAATACATCGGCATGGAACTATGGAGATGGACAGGTTACAGCTGGCACGACTCCGACTTCCCCTACATATCAACCGAACCGATAAAACCACCTATACCATGATCACCACCAGAACCGAAGTAATGAGCGCGGAGTTTACGAAGCACCACATCGAAGGCTTACCATTCCCCTGCGCTTTTCATCACTTCACCGGAACAGATAAAGGCGGCCCACATGATCACCCGTGGTCGTTTAGAAGCTATATAATGCAGGGCGGGTACATAGAGCGGGTATATCAACCGGACGGCAAATTTGAGGATATTAAACGCGAACCAGGCACATCATTCAATCTGCCTGCCGAACATATACACGAGATAATTGAATTGCCACAGGGCGAATGTTGGACACTTGTAATACCCGGCCCGCTAGAGAGGGAATGGAAGTTTTGGGAGTTTGATAAGTGATTTATGCTACAGATTGGCATGTTTGTAGTATTATTTACTATCCCATAAGGAAATTTTAGGATATATTACTAATAAACACAACTTTTCTTTATATTTGGTGGTGTAAATCCATCCAATGAACAATAAACCTGTTACAATTAAAGCCGAAGGGGTTGCGATCTATTCGGAATTAATGGACGAGGATGACGGTACTGTCAAACACACCTTAGTAATCTACAACGATCAATTCCACGCATTCTGCAAACAGTACGCAAATCATAAGGATATTACCCGCCTGGAAATTGTAAAGAAAAAATTCCTATCATCAAAAGGTCACGATCATTTGCTAAGGGTGGCAAGTTCAAGGACGGCAACATGTGTAGTTAACGACGGCGTAGTGCCGACAAAAGGATAGTATTATGGGAGCAGGAAGACCGAGTGATTATAGCGAAGAAATAGCGGATTTAATCTGCACAGACATAGCAACATCAAGTAAAAGTTTAAAGACAATATGTGAACAAGAGGGGATGCCTAATGCTGTAACAGTAATGAGGTGGCTAAGGGTGCACGATGAATTTCGCAACCAATACGCGCGTGCTAAAGAGGACCAAGCCGATTTTTTAGCTGAGGAAATGATTGATATAGCAGATGATGGCAGTAACGACCTTATGACCATCACTAAAGGTGATATATCTTATGAGATGGAGAACAAGGAAGTAACAAACCGTTCTAAATTAAGAGTAGAAACCCGTAAATGGATAGCCAGCAAATTGAAACCAAAGAAATATGGCGAAAAATTGGATCTCACAAGCGACGGCGAAAAGTTAGGTTTCCTTGACTTCCTGAAAACTACAAGTCGTGCAGAGGGGTGAAGTTGAGAAGAAATTTAAGATATGGCGTGCTGATTGGTGCGTGTTTGCGGCAGAAGTGCTGCAGGTTAATTTGGATGAAGAACAAAAGAAGATACTCCGATCAGTACAGGTTAATAAGCGCACAACGGTAGCAAGCGGAACAGCAAGGGGCAAGGATTTTGTAAGTGCTGTTGCGGCACTTTGTTTTTTTTACCTGACTCCTAAATGGGATGAAAAAGGCAATCTGATTGAGAATACAAAGGTTGCACTTACCGCACCTACTGACAGGCAGATTGAAAATATCATGGTGCCTGAGTTTACAAGGCTATTCCAAAGGGCAAAGTTTTTACCTGGAAGATTGGTAGGGTATGACATACGGACTGAAAATAAAGAATGGTTTCTAACCGGGTTTAAAGCAGACGATAAGAATACAGAGGCATGGTCAGGGTTTCACGCTGCTAATACAATGTTCATCATTACTGAGGCATCGGGTATTCCTGAACTTGTTTACAATGCCATCGAAGGTAATCTACAAGGCAATAGCCGAATACTTTTAGTGTTCAACCCTAATACTCCAACGGGATACGCCGCAATGTCGCAACGGTCGCCTGATTGGAATAAATTCCGTTTAGATAGCTTAAATGCCCCCAACGTTGCAAATAAGCGTTCAGATATACCGGGTCAGGTAGATTATGAATGGGTTTTAGATAAGGTAAAGAACTGGTGCACAAAGATTGATAAGCGCGACTTTTTGGACAGCGAAGGTGATTTTGAGTTTGATGGGGTGTTTTACAGACCTAACGACCTGTTTAGGGTTAAAGTTAGAGGGATGTTCCCTAAAGTGGCTGAGGATGTTCTTATACCGGCTGAGTGGATTGAAGCGGCAAATAAGCGGTGGGCAGAAACTAGCAAGCCTGATGGTTCACTAAAATTAGGGGTGGACGTTGCAGGCATGGGTAGGGATAGTAGCTGTTTCTGCTACAGGTATGACAACTATGTGCATAAGTTTAAAAAGATACAAAGTGCCGGTAAAGCCAACCATATGGAGATTGCGGGTATTGTTGCTAATGAGTTGAACCAAGATAGCGCAGCCGCTTACATTGACACTATTGGTGAGGGCGCAGGCACATATTCGCGACTGGAAGAATTAGGATATGAAAACGCTATTTCGTGTAAATATTCTGAAAGCGCAAAAGGTTTTGGCAATGAGTATTTAACGGATTTAACCGGGCAGTACACCTTTGCTAACATGCGGGCTTACTTATTTTGGGCTGCTAGGGATTGGCTAAACCCGGTTAACAATACCGGGGCAGCATTGCCAGAAGATGATGAACTATTGCAGGAAGCGTGTGAAATAAAGTGGAAGTTTCAGAGTAACGGAAGGATTATTATTGAGCCAAAAGAAGATATAAAAAAAAGAATTAAGAGATCTACAGACAAATTCGACTCTTTAGCCAATACATTTTACCCTGACATGCAATCTAAAGTATCATTCATTTACGTTTAAAGCCTCACTCATGGACGTAGTAATTTATTGCACAGTATAAATACCGGCAGATTAAGTAATTTTGAATACCGTTAAAGAAAGTAAATTATCACTCGATGCATAAGTGAACTTCATACAAAAGGCTATTTCAAGGTTTCTGCCGTCAACAATAACTAACCCGCAATACTACAATTCTGTGTTCGGTAGCATGGCTGAGAAGTCAGTTATCTGGATGCCGGAAAACCCCGAAGGGTACATTAAAACCGGGTATTTCTCTAACCCCGATGTTTACGCAGCCGTTCAGACAATTGTAAATATCGCTACGGTTGCCCCCCTCAATCTCTATAAAGTAAAGAATGAAAGTGCTGTAAAAAAGTACAAATCTTTGTGCCAGGGGATACCGGACCGGGAGAATTTAAAGCAGCGGTCAGCATGGAAAACAAAAGCGTTAGAAGAAGTTGATAGCCATAAGGTACTGGGTAGACTGCACAGACCCAACGAATACCAAACCTTAACGGAGTTTCTGGCTAACATATACGGGTTCAGGCTTACTACTGGTAATGCTTACATTTATAAGGCTATGTCGCAAATTGGCACGCCTGAATTAATGGGCATGTACCTGTTACCCTCACAGTATATGTCGATCATATCGGGCGGTATAATGGAGCCGGTATCAAAATATAAGCTGCATTACCAATCTGCAGATGAAGCGTTCGATGCGAATCAGGTAATTCACAACCGTTCATGGTCATTGGATTACTCTTACCCGGGTTCGCACCTGTTCGGTATTGCGCCATTAAGGGCAGCTAGGCGATCGGTGACTATGAGCAATGATGGACGTGAGGCGCAAACGTGGATGTTAAAGAATATGGGTAGTAAGGGTATGCTGGCGCTGGACCCCGATGGGTTAAAGCAGCCGCCGACCGAAGCGCAGATGCAGAAGATTAAGGACGATTACAACGTAGGCAATAACGGTATAGAAAAAGCAGGCAAGGTAGGCGTATCAATCGGTAAATTCCAATGGCACCAATTTGGCATGTCGTCCATTGACCTATCCATTATCGAGAGCCTCCGCATGTCGCAGGAAGATATTTGCAAGGTGTTTGGCATTAGTCCGGTACTATTGGGCAATATGTCCAATTCGACTGACAACAACTTCAAACATGCGCGGGTTCAGGCTATAACGAATGCCGTTATTCCATTGCTTACATCGGTTAGGGATAGCCTTAATATGGGTTTCCTGCCCGAGTTTAAACTGGATGGGTCGTATCTGTTGGACTTTGATACAACCGTGTTTACTGAACTGCAGGAGGACAGGGAGAAGCAGGCGGGGTATCTTTCCAAATCATGGTGGTTAACGCCGAATGAAGCCCGTATTGAGATGGGCTATGGTGAACTGCCGGATGAAAACATGGGCAAGATATACGTTCCGAGCAGTATTACACCACTCGATCAGGCTAACGAAATCACCGAATTACCTAATACGGATTATTAATGTTCATCGAAGTACACAACGAAACCGGACCGCTTCTTTTATGGGCTGCCGAATGCTATTTCCAGGTAGATGCAACTGGATTTGCAGGCGTCAAATACCACGGGGAGTACATTGTCCTTACTGAAATGTACGAGGGCATTAAGGAGAAGCTAAAGCAGCGTGATTTGTATGTTGACGATATAATAGCCCCTTAACATGATGGTCATAAACAACAAGTTCAATATCTGGCAGATTGTTTACCTAAAAACAGACTGTGACCAATATCCAAGGATTGTTGTTTCGCTTGAACTATTTGACGGGGGTGCCATCATGTATAAACTAGGCTGCGCTGATGAAATAAGCAGGCATTATGAGTTTGAGTTGTCGAAAAAAGAAGATATGGAACTGAGCCACTCTTAAAAGGCTTGGCTATAGAACAAATATAACATGACCAATAAGCAAGCAAAGGCATCCTTAGAAGCATTGCCGAGGTACAGGGATGATCAGCAATGTGATTTGTGCAAGTCTTCACCGGCTGCGACATTTCCAGATAAAACATTGTGCATTGATTGTGTTTGCATTGATGTTTTCGATAGCGCAGAATTCACGCGACAGTATTTAACGGATATGTTTAGACCAGCACGTTGACCCAACTAGAACTATATAACTACCGCAAACGGGCGTACCTGAGAAAGTACCGGGCAATGATAAGGCGTGCTATTGTTGAACACGTACAGCTTGCTATTTATGGCAATTTTGAGGCGTTTTACCGGTACACACTAAGCTATCAAAAGGCTTTGGCATCGTTGTATGTGAACGTTGCGTTACGGGAAGCTGTGTTTCATTTGGTCCAGTACTGCTATTTCTGCGTTGCTTAACATGGTTGGTGGGGGTTTATTTAGCGATACCCATGGGGGAATGATTGCTATATTCTGCAGGTGGCCTTTCCAGTTTTGGCACTGACTTTTCTTCAATCTCTAAAAACTTGGTTGAAGCCTCGTTCTTTTTGCCGGTCAGCTTTGCGTAGAGAACTTCAGTTTTAGCGGACTCCACTATAACTTTACCAACATCGGATATAGCCTGCGACCTGCTTATTTCGTGCTGCAACTCTTCTGCTGTTAATTGCTCATTGCTTAATCTTTCGAGTGCCGCAAACATATGATCCCGTAAATCGCTTATTTTATTTTTCATTTAGATGTTTGTTTATTTGTCTGTTTAATGCGCCTCGGAGTTGAACTACCAAGGCAATTTCTTTAGGGTAATTGTGTATGGTGTTGCGCTTCATGTTTTCAGCGCGAGAGATTAATTCAAGATTTTCGGGCCTGGTGTCAGTACGTATTTTGTTTTTCATTACGACTATAAAGCCTTTTGGCACTTTACCGTTAACTTTCTCCCATTCAACAACGTGCTTCATTTTCCATGTTCGGGGATCAGCGATCTTTACCATGACATACCCATCTGTATCAGTTCTTTCGCTCCCAACGGCTCGGTAATTAACAGGAACGCTACCGGGTTTAAACCTCGTTTCCTTGCCGCCAATATCCAACCCCTTCATTCCTTTATTCCACGCCGGCTGTCCCTTTCTAAATTCATTATCTTTTCCGCGCCGCATACCTTTTAACAGCCTGCCCGATGCCGGTGTATTTAGAAAAGCATCCGACTTTTTTAATTGCATCTGGAATACCTGGTTGTAAACCGAGTTTATTTTTCGGTTTAACTTTTTTGCTACATCTTTTGTGGGTGTATCCGGGTATATTTTTTCAAGCAGTTTAAGTTCCTTTTTTGACCAAGGCTTCCCGTTCATAATTGTTCTTTTTCTTCCAACTGAATATTCATTTCGTCGCCTGCCAGGAGTCGATCTATAATAATTTCCACGAACTCGCGTTTGGTCGGATTAAGCAGGTGTATTTTTCTTTGTATTTCAATCACCCCGGGTACATCGCTGTTCAATTCCTGGTTAATGCCGTCGCGTACCATTTGCGGTATCAATGGTTCACTTTTCAGGTCATCCATTATCCATGTGAGCCGCTTTGAATAGCCTTTAAAGTTTCGGGCTAATACCGCATTGGGTCTTTCGGCAATGAATGAGTGCATGTGTTCCTGTGACATTTTAGCATAGTGCAGGCTCGCAACGATATCTGATCCTCCTTTCATGTTTGGTAATTTTTAACAGTCGTTTTGTTTATATCGTAAACCGAATGGGATAAAAAAAGGGATTGATTACTATATCTTAAATCCCATCTTTAGTTTTCTTTTAGTTATAATTAAATCCCATCCACCACAACCTTTAAAATAAACGGGCAAATCCAACCTGTTCATAATATAATTTACCCTGTCACGTATTGTGTACATATAAACCTTTTGATACGTTTCAAACCAAATAAGACCTTCATCAACTTGAGTTGGGAACCACGCGAAATGGTATGTAAACTTGAAATCCCCTTCTGTTGGGTCGGCAACAACCTTTTTTGCTTCAAGCATCATAACAGTTAATTTGTCAGGTAATTTTTAAGAGCAATCAACGTTGGGTACTTTGGAGCGGGATAAGAGTGCACCCCCCATAAACATTGTTTTTGTAGTTTCCATGCTTTGCTTTTCATCATTAGGCTCTACATATAAACTGTAACTTTCCGCAAGGAAATCTTCAAAGCTTTTGAAATTGGGGTGGCCGTTATCATTAAGTGATATGAACTCAGCAAAAAAAGGGTAAGACTCAAATGTAGAAATCACCTTTTCTATGTTATAGTTCTGAACAGCCAGTTCAGTCTTTATGAAATCTATTCTAAGTTGCCTATAACCATGCTTTTCACTAAACAAGGTTATGAACTTCCCAATGTTGCTTAATACAAAGTCATCGGTCTTTGTAAATACCATTTCACCATCTTGAAACCGTCGGTATATTTCCCTTCTCTTTTTTTCGAGCCAATTAGTTTCCATTACAGAGATTATATCACCGTATGGGAAAGGAAGGATTTTATTGTAGTCGATTATTTTGCGATAGGCAAGTTTATCCTTATGGTATAGCACGTATTCGTAGTCCGATGGCTTATGTGTCATCGTGCCTGCTTTCATTAAATCAAGCATGGTGGCACCTTCGCTAACCTTATAATAAATAGGCTGCTTAAGTATCTGATTTGCTTTGAACCGGTACACCCCATCCAAAATATTATATTCGTTATCAACAATGATTGGAACGTCTTTACTAATGTTCTTCACCTCCATTTCTGACACTAAGGCAATTAGCCTTTTATTGTAGAATTTATCTTTTTCTGCATAACTGAATATCGAATAATCCATCGTGTGAAGTACTCGGTTCTTTTCAGTTGGCAGAACCTTCATGTTATTCATAATATAATTTTTTGTAGTTTAATACTTGACGTGATTAATTGGTCAAAATAAAAGCCCCGGTTGTTTCGTAATAGTTCTCCCCGCCCTCTTTACCTGAACGACTTTAACCGGTTCGATGGGAGCTTGTATTTCTTGTACCGGTTCGCACTGCTGTACCAATTCAACCACCAGTACCGGGAAACGCAATCCTTCTTCTTTGTATACCGTTGCGATGTTGTCGTGAACGGCTATGATTGTTACCTTATCCCCCATCTTCCCGTATTTAGTATTTGACACCGGCGCGGTAATGTTTGATTTGAGGTAGGCGGTATCCATTAGTAATTAATTTCCTTTGCGGGCAGACCAAGCTTCGCCCGTACACTTGCTGCCATTTCTTCGCGTGTCATTTCGGCTTCGATACGCGGCTGATCGTTGAAGTAATCCCAAACCCATAGAACTGTTTTGTCGCGAGTTTTAAGCGTGATGCGACCTTGCTCTTTTAAAATGCGTTGGAGTCCTGTCATGGTAAAAGGGGTTGTAGATTAAAAAGGGAGTTGAGTGTCGTCATCTTCCTGCGATACCGGTGCCACTACCACACCCTTCTTAACCAATGTGATCCGGTACGCTTTGAGAGTGTTAAATGCTTTGTCCTGCCACTCTCTGCCAGATATTTCAACCTCACACGTAACCTCATCGTTAACGCTGTACTGGTCAAGCGTACTGGTAAAATCCTTGTGCGTTTCAAGTAACCATGTTGACGGGTACTGATCTGAATTTTTAAGCAGGAATGACCTTTTTTTAAATGCGTTGGCTCCTACTGTTTCAACCGGATTGATCCGGGTTATTGTTCCTGCGAATGTTGCGTTAACTCCCATTGTTTAATTTTATGCTGTTTGAATTAATGTTATGTTGTCTTGTTTGATGTATTCGGCTAAAATGATTGGCTGAGGCATGGGGATAATAAGATTGTCGATGTATTCCCGGCACAATTCAACGCGCCGTTTAATTTGCTGTATAGCCACATCATCCCGGTATAATTGGAACCGTTTTACCCGCAGCCAAGTTGGTAGATGTGAATAGGTCATACTTGCCTTAACCTGATCGTAGAAATCCGCTTCCAGTTCAATCATGCCGTTAGCGTACATTTTCTTTCTTGCTTCGGCTTCTACGATATTATCAGGTGCATCCATGAGGCAGTAATTAACCCCGGCATTGTCTTTATTAAACAATTCCATGTAGCCTAATAATTGCCATTCATAATCCTTTTCAGGCAGTTTAGTTTCGAATAAAGGAAATGTATCGTGGCTCCAACTTGCTTTTATATCTTCGATGCTATTTGACAAAACAATGTCAGGTTCACCTTCCATGAAATCATTTGATACCCGGCGCTTATTCTTACTTACCATACCCCATCCGAAATGATCTGCAGCTAAATCAATTGCATCGTCTTCCACGTGCTTGCCTTTCTCAGTATATTTTGATGTGAACTCTGTGCGCCTGTTATAAAATTCACGTTGTTCTTTTACCCACTTCTTTATGTAGGTAATTGCGCCAACAGGTAATTTATCTTCCCCTGGCTTTGCCATTATTTCGCCAATAGCTGAGCATCTAATTTTAAACTGGTTCATTTTGTTTAGTTAGAAGTGCCTCGTTTTCGGCGGTTAAAGAATAGCGTTTGCGGATTTCTTCGATCGTAGTGTTACCGGCTTGAATTGCTGTGAGTGCGCCTTCCCATTTTGCATGAGATGGGTTTAGGTCGGGGAGTGCTTTAGGTGCCGGTAGTGTTGGTCTGATCCGAAGCGCGTCTACCGTATCGCCTGCAACCTTTACTTTTGAGACGAACAGGGTAAAAGGCTTGTTAACCCAATCCTCAATAAACGGGCTGTCAAATAGTTTAGTTAGGGTCTTGGCGTTGGTGGCGTTGATGATAAAAGGCTTATGCCCGTCAAGTTGCGCAACGGTGCATTCATCTTTTTTACCGTCAGCCCCGGTCACCATTTCCCTGGCAACTGATTTAATTTTAACGGTAAGGTCGACAGGTAGACCCGTTGCCATCAAAGTATATGCTCCGATGTAATCAGGGTTGGCTAAACTTTTCCAGTGATGTTTAACAGTAGTTTCCATATTTTTGCTTTTTGTGAATGTTATTTATTCAGCAGTCTATTACCGTAGGCTGCTTTTTTTATAAGATGAAATTTGGTTTTTCTTCCAAGTGCTTTTCGATGATATTGTTATAAGCCTCAACTGCTGCAAATGGCTGCATACCTTGCCATACAGTTCTCCCGGCAATTGTCACTTTAAATCCACCGCGAAGACTGCAGGACAATCTTTTTCTTTCTCTGGTAGATGATGCGAAAATCACTTCTTCTTCATTCATCCATTTTATCAATTCATCCAATTCAACTACGTGTGGAACTGGTAATTTTTTATTATTTGACATTTTGTTGCGTTTTTAAGTATTTCGATTGCCGTTTCAAACTCCGCGATATAGCCTTCGATCAATTTTATTTTACGACCCAGCCATTTCGCTCCTTC